ACTCTGTATTCAAACCTTTAGCTATTAAATAACCAGCAAGTCTAGCGGCTTGGTCATTTCTACCACCTTCTGATATACCATCAATAGACAAAGGTGCAGCTATTGGCTGACCGTTAAGTTTCTCAACCCCTGTTATTTTTACCCATAAATCTTGGGTTAGATTTGGCAAATCATCAATATCGTTTAGATCCCAATCATCAATTTTTGTAGGAGTATAGATAGCACCTGTCGCATGAATATTATGCGGAGCAACAATCAAACCCCCGACACCTCTAATATCAATTAGCTTAGCTGGGTCATAGCCTTCAGTTCTTTTGGCTACCCAAGTAGTAAAATTTTCTGGGTTGTTGTAATAGTAATGAACCCCTTTGCCTGTCGCTACTTTAAAAGGTGTTATTGGTAAGTTGGCTTCACACCAGTTTACGGCTTCAGGCGTGTCTGCATCTATAACAATAAACTTGCCACAGACTAAAGCAACGACTAGATCATCTCGCCCCTTAAACCATTTCTCAATTTCTTCCGTCGTCGGCTGTCGCTCTTGAAACTTTTGCCATCCACCTAATTCTTTAGGCGGAACTTTATTATGTCTATGTAGTGGTACTACGCTTATGCCGTATTCTGCATAAGCCAGAGCTAAGTCCAACGCAGAATCTTGCGCTGTTACTTGTAAATTGAACACTATTAGTCTTCGCCATTCTCTTCGATAGGGCCAAAGATAGATTCAAAGTCTAGCTTGCCGCCAGATGCTTTGATAATTTTTTTGGCTTGTTTAATTGAAGGTTGTCTTAAACCATACCTCCAAGCTTTAGTTGATGCGGGAGAGCAGTCAAATAATTCTGCCGCAGGCTCAGTCCCAATAAATTCTATATACTTCTTTAAAGTTATTCTTTGCACTTCCCTCTCCTTGTATTGTGGTTCTAGATTTTTTTTCTTAAATGATTTAAGCTCTTCTTCGGTTAAATTTTTTAACCGCCATAGGTAGTTTACCTTCCATTGATTTCGGTCTACTTCTCTCATTTTACATTCCGTTCAAAAATTAATGTTCACACATTGTAATTCATATTAAAATAAATTAAAATAGTATTTTTAAATAAAACGGAGAAGATTAAATGTCTGATATTTTAAGTAGAATTGTAAGTCCTAGTGAATTGGTTGAAAACCAAGGCGCTAAGATTTTAATGTATGGTGCATCTGGAGCTGGTAAAACAACGACATGTGCAACTGCTCCTGGAAAAACTTTAATCATTAGTATGGAAGCTGGTTTGTTATCTATTAAAGATGCAAACAATGTTACTGCTATTGAAGTTAAAGAAGCTTCAGAGATTGAGGAAATTGCTGCAATGCTTGAAAGCGGAGAGCTTGATTACGATACTGTCTGTTTAGACAGCGTAACCGAGATGTCTGAGCTTTTATTAGCACAAGAAAAAGCAAGGTCCAAAGATCCTCGACAAGCTTATGGTGAAGTTATTAATGTAATGACTAGAACAATGCGTAGATTTAGAGATCTAAAGATGCACGTTATTTTTGTTGCTAAAGAAGATAAACTTCGCGACGAGGCAACAGGTATGTTTCATTATCAACCTATGATGGTTGGTGCTAAACTACCTACCCAAATTCCTTACTTCTTTGATGAAGTGTTATGTCTTAGGACTTTCACCGAAGAAAATGATGAAGGGAAAAAAGTAACCAATCGTTGGTTGCAAACAGTTCTTGGTGATAACTATATTGCTAAGGATAGGAGTGGCAAGCTAGATTCTTTTGAAGAGCCTAACTTGACACATATTATTAATAAACTTGGATTTTCAAAAGGAGAAAAATAATGAGCGATTTTGCAGACGTCAAGTTTGATTTTGAAGCGAGTAGTAGTAACGATTCATCTACTATTCCAGAAGGGGACTACCTAACAGAGATAAGCACATGCGAGAAGACTACTTCTGCGGCAGGTAACGACTATCTCAAGTTAGAAGTCAAAGTATGCGGCGATAAATACAAAGGATGGATTGCTAGAGACAATCTAAACCTTTGGTACACTAACTCTGATTCTGAGAAACAGGAAATGGTTAGAGAGATAGCCTCTAGAAAGTTTTCTAGTTTGGTTAAAGCTGTAGGAAGAAAAGACAATCCGCCTACTAACGCTGGCGAACTGGTTGGTAATAAAGTGATATGTTCTTTTGGTATTGAAAAAAGTAAAAATCCTGATTACCCTGATGATAAAAATATTATCAAGGCTTTTAAACCATTGGAAAAGATGTCGCCTAAACAAGCAGACGACACTCCAGCTTGGGTAACAGAAGGAACTTCTGAAGCCAAAGCTCCAGCTAAACCAAGCTTGTAATTATAGGGTGTTGCTAGGGCGCCCAAAGGGTATAATCTCCCCCCATTAGATACTTATATACCTACCTAGCACCTTAATGAATGGTTAGACTTACTTGATGCGTAGGATCTAATTCGCTAACATCTAGAATTTTTCCAAAACTATAATTGTCGCTGTCTTCCATAGAACGCAATAAAGCAAATAACTCTGCGGTATCAGAGTTCCTGGCCTGCAACACAACCATATGAAGGTTGCTGTCTACCTCGTAGACGCACAGATATTGGGAAATGCTAGGAAATAACATACCTATAATCCTAGCATATTTTTTATTGATCGTTGACGTATAAAGCAATCATTGCATAGTGAATGATTTTAAGGAGCTCTTTTTTCTTATCGTCTTTTTTGCCATAGCGCATGGCATATTTCATTATATTGCCAATACAAAAACCCTCGCCAAAGCCAGCATCTACAATCATATCTGTAGCCTGGTACTTGCCCTTGGCATAGTGCTGATTGTAGGTACTGTCTATATAATTTTTTAGCTCAGCAAGAGATACATCTTCTTTGAACTTGTAGTCAATAGAAGTTTTTTTGTCGTACATTTTATAAAGTTAAGGTAACAATATTAGGCGAGTTATAAATAGATAAATGACCGCCGTCTGAATGATTTTTATATGACTCTAAAAAGCCTTCCATCTTCTCCCAACCAAGATTCATCTGCTCTTCTGAGATAATAAACACTTTAGATGCGTAAGGGTAAACTTTTTCTTGAGCAACAAAAACAAACTCTTTAAGTTTGAATCCAGCTTTTTCCATACCTCTACGATACCAAGCGGCTTGCATATCATAGCCATACTTCTTAACCGAATAAGCAAACTCTACTGGGTCGCATGATTGAGTGGTTTTGTAATCGACTACACATATGGCGTTGTCTGGGTATGGACTTTGGACTGGCGGACAAATAATATCTGGTCGGCACTTACAAAGAACTTCACCCTCATACCAATAAAAACTAGCTTCTGCTACTTTGCCTTCAGCATTAAGGTAGATGTTACCTTCTTCAATCATATGTTCTTTCATACCTTTGATTGCTGTCATTTCAGCTTCTTTAATAACTGTTAGGCCGCGCTCTTCATATTCTCTTTTAAGATCTTTGTTAGCATTGGTATAAGGAGAACCCATAACAACTGCGACTGTTTGATTAAAGGCTTCTTCACCCTCTACCAGCAAAGCATGGGCAGCTGTACCAAAGTTCATAGCAGGAGTTGTCTCTTGGACATTCTCCACCGCATGCAGTTGCGATTTGCCAAAGGCTCTGATCTTACTGCTGCTTACTCCGACCCCTGCATGGTAGACAGGGTTAGGTATATCTGAGAACACCAGGGTGTCGCCCTTTTGCTCAGACTCAAATTCTTTTAGTTCTTCTATTATCATATTCATACTCCAAAATCATCGTTTGCACGACACTATCATTTAGCATTGGTTTTGGCCAATACCGCAACTTGTTGTATAAGTTTAGCATGTTGTCTTCAAAAGACAGTCGCTTGTTATACATAGGGTTTCCTATTGAATCCCAAAAATCTTCTATTTGTTCTAAACAATCTCTACCACCGCCAACATATTTTAATTCTGCTTCTGTATAGTCATAGGGAATAAACATAAAATCTCCCGTCTCTTTTCTAAATGGATAACAACGTGTTGGCTTACCTATCTGCATACATATGATTGACGATATTGGGGAACTTACCCGAATAATCGACTTTAATTAAATCTGGCTTATTGACTTCAGTTTGTCTAAACAAGGCTTCGTCTACTGTAGCGGGCGGCGATCTGCGTAAGCTATCACCACTTACCATTTTGTTCCACCAAGCCACAGCTTTATCTCTTGCATAGCCTGAGTGCTCAAAACAGATGTATTCACTAATAATTTTATTGGGCGTCTTGTAGCTGACTTTTAATACAGGTAAAGGCTTACCTTGTTTCTGATGATTACCAAACCACATGCTGATAACCTTGGTATCGTAGCGTTCTTTTTTAGCTGTATTAGAAATAATATCTAACTTAGATGCAACCAAATCTAACTCTAGCTTACGCATAGGGTAGACATAGCCACAATCTGGACAGGTGGTTACAGCTTTAGGCACATACGATTGACATTCTGGACAGCTCTTAACAAGCGCTTGACCCGTTCTTTTACGCTTGCCTTTTTGATTGGGTGCTATTTGATTGATAGGACCATGACGTTCAATATTCTTAGCAAAGTCTAGAATCAAACAATCTTTCTTGCCTTCTGCTATACGCATGCCCCGACCCATCATTTGCACATATAAGCCTGGTGAATGTGTAGGCCTCAGCATTATAATTAAATCTGTATTCGGCGCATCAAATCCTGTTGTCAATACATCACAATTAACCAAAGCTCTGATCTTGCCAGCTTTGTAATCCGTTATTAGCTGATCTCTTTCGTTTTGATTGGTATCTCCTGTTACCACGCGAGAGGTTATATTGTTTGCATTTAAAATACTGCTAACCATTTTTGCATGATTGATACCAGCGCAGAATATAAGCCATTGTTTTCTGTTTGCGCCTTTAATTAAAACTTCTTGTATGGCTTTGTTAGTTCTACCGCTATCGTTCATCTTGGCTTGCAAGTCTGTCTGAATGAACTCTCCACCCCTTATACCTACATCATCTAATTCGTATTCAGTATCCATACATTTAGTTACTAGAGGTGATAGGTAGCCATCTTCAATCAAACGAATAAAGTTATCGCCGCTTCCAAAGTCTATTGCGACATC